TTCTGTATTTGCAGAAGATGAAAAGATGCAAGAGAAGATTGACTTGTATTTTCAAAAATTACAAGAGATGCCTTGGTGGATAGTGGGACTTTGGGTTTCAGTAGTGGCCGCAATTTACGGACTTAAGGCTACAGACGTAATAAATATGAATAAAGGCAAATAATCATTTGCTTTCCTCCTATAAATAATATATTAAACCTTTATGATTAAAGGCGACAGTATTGAATACGATCTATTAGCTAAATGGGCTGATTTTGATTGTAATGGATATTACTCTTGTGAGATTGGAGTGCGTGATGGTATGGGCTCTAAAACTATAATGGATAATATTAAAAATAATTATATGCATATTGGTGTCGATCCATATGCTAATCTAAGATATCAGCATTATGATAATAGTCACTCTTACACAGCTGACTATACAGATGAAATGAGAGATACAATGTTAAACGATTTAAAAAAATATCGTAACAATGGTAAATTTCATTTAGCTAATATGCCTGATACAAGTTTTATGACTTCGGCTATGTATTATGACAAGGTATTTGCATTTGTTCATTTCGATGGCCCACATATGACTAAAGATGTAATTACAGAAGCGGTGTGGTTTGCAAATAAATCTGCACCTCATACAAGATTTGTATTTGACGATTATCATCATTATAAAATGGATCAAATAGCTTTAGTGTTAAGAAATTGGAAGTTTAAAACTATCGAAGCTGGTAGAAATAAAATTATGTTAGAGAAGAAATAATGGATATTGATCATCAAACAGTTAGGCGAGTGGCCATTAAACGTATAGATTCGTTAAAAGAAACATTAGTGTACTCCGTTGACAAAGTGGAACAACTTCACTATATTAGAGGACAGGTCAAGGGCATAGAGTCCTTGCTACAGGATCTAAAAGACCTGCAAGATAAACAGGAGCAACTAAATGACAAAGAACTTAGAGACTTCGACAGAAGTACCTAAAAGAACCGAAGCATTACTCAATGCTTACAAATCCAAAGAAGAACTAGAAACTGTATTAGACTCGAAAGCTATCGAACAAGATTCAAATCTATTAGATAGACTTCCTACTCCTACAGGATACCGTATTTTAGTGTTACCGTACGCGGGACCTAAAAAAACAAAAGGTGGTTTATATCTTTCGGATAAAACCCAAGCAACAATACAGATGACAACCGTATGTGCATACGTATTGAAGGTTGGTGATCTTGCTTACAAAGACAAAGAAAAATTTCCTAATGGGCCTTGGTGTGAAAAAGGTGATTGGGTAATTTTTGGTCGTTACGCTGGAGCAAGATTTAAAATAGAAGGCGGAGAAGTTCGTATTCTTAACGATGACGAGATAATCGCTAGAATTAAAAACCCAGAGGATATCTTGCACGCATATTAAACACATACGCAAAAAACAGGAGCTAAAATGGACATACAAGAAAATAAAAAGTCACCTGAAGTAGAATTAGATACAGATGGTGTACAAGAACAATCAGTAGAAGTTGAAGAACAAAAAGTTCAGTCTACTGAACCTGAACTACCAAAAGAAGAAGTTGATCTAGGTTACACAGAACCTAAACCAGCAGGTATTGAAGGAATACAAGTTGAACAGATAGAAGAAAAACAAGAAGCTAAAAAAACTGCTGTAGAATCAGAAGATGATTTAGCTGGTTATTCTGACTCTGTTAAAAAAAGAATTGATAAACTAACTAGAAGATATCGAGAAGCAGAAAGAAGAGAAAAAGCTGCTTTAGATTTTGCTAAAGGATTGCAAAAGAAAGTTGATGACATCAACTCAAGATTTAGCAAAACTAGTAAAAGTTATGTTGAGCAATATTCAGCTAGAGTTACTGCGGAACAAGAAAAAGCAAAAAGCGCTTTAAGAGATGCTATTGCTGAACAAGATGCAGATAAAATAGCAGAAGCTAATTCAAGAATAGCTCAATTAGCTGTTGAAGCTGAAAAAGCAAAAATGTCAGCTGCTGAATTAGAAGAAAGAGAAGTTTCTTTAAAACAGCAGAAACCTCAACAAACTCAAGCACCTCAAAACCCTACTTACCCTGAACCATCTTTAAAAGCTAGAAGTTGGGCTGAAAAGAACGAATGGTTTGGTAGTGATAAAATTATGACTAGTGCTGCATTTCAAACGCACCAAGATCTAATAGACCAGGGGTTTGACGCAGAGAGTGATGAGTATTATAATGAAATTGATAAAGTTATGAGGGATAATTTTCCTCATAAATTTAGTCAAAAACAGGAGCAAAAGAAACCCGTCCAAACTGTTGCTTCTGCCCAAAGAAACCAAAACGGACGCAAAAGTGTGAAACTCACCAAGTCACAAATAGTTATCGCTAAAAAACTAGGGGTGCCACTAGAGGAGTACGCAAAATACGTGAAGGAGAATACAAATGGATAATAAAATAAGAACCTCACGCGAGTCAGACACTAGAAAAACGGAAACTAGAAAAAGTGTTTGGACTCCACCATCCAGTTTGGATGCACCACCTGCACCACAAGGGTTCGCTCATAGATGGGTAAGAACATCAGTGGCTGGGTTTGAGGATACAGCTAATGTAACTAAAAAACTTAGAGAAGGTTGGGAATTTGTTAGAGCAGAGGAAATTAAAAACTCTCCTGAAATCAGCAAATATCCAATTATCAAACAGGGACAATATGAAGGATGCATCGGGATTGGGGGCCTTGTGTTGGCAAGGATACCTGAAGAGATATTGAAGTCACGTGCTGAGTATTTTGAAAGAATTACTCAAGATCAAATGGACGCGGTTGACAACGATCTAATGAAGGAACAACGACCTGAAATGCCGATCAATATTGATAGGCAAAGTAGAGTTACCTTTGGTGGTAGACGTAAAAACTAATTATTTAGTGATACCTATACCCACATTAAGTAGCTCTTAATTGTAAACTAAACGGAGTAAAAAACATATGGCAAACGTAAGTGAAAAGTTCGGTCTAAGACCGTACAGAAAACTAGACGGTACACCATTAGCAGGCGCTCAAAACAGATATACAGTTAAGGCAAATTATAATACTGCAATTTACCAAGGAGATTTGGTTATTCCAACTTCAACTGGTAACATTGAGAGATTTGTTTATAACACAACGTATGCTGTAGTGGGTGTATTTAATGGATGTTACTACACTGACCCTACGACTCAAAAGCCTACTTGGAAAAACTACTACCCTGGTTCAGTTAACGCAAGCGACATTACTGCTTTCGTTGTTGACGATCCAGATGCGGTTTTTTTAATGGATGCTGATGATACGTTCACAAGAGCGGGTCTATTCGCAAACTACAGTGTTACAAATACAACTGGCGTTACGCAAACTGGTATATCAAAAGTACAATTAGATGTAAGTACAGCAGGTACTGCTTCTACATTTGTAGTTCAGGCAATTGACATTTCTCAAGACCCTGACAACTCAGACGTATCAGCTGCAAACGGCAACGTATTGGTAAGAATAAATAATCACTTCTATAGAAGTGGCACAGGCAAATAATAAAGGAGAATAACAATGGCGATATCACGATCACAACTAGTTAAAGAACTAGAGCCAGGTTTGAATGCTTTATTCGGCCTGGAATATAACAGATATGAAAATCAGCACGCTGAAATTTTTATGTCTGAAACATCTGACAGAGCTTTTGAAGAAGAAGTAATGTTAAGCGGTTTCGCTTCAGCACCAACTAAACAAGAGGGTGCGGGAGTAGTGTTCGATCAAGCAGGTGAAACTTTCACAGCTAGATACACACACGAAACTATTGCTTTAGCATTTGCTATTACTGAAGAAGCAATCGAAGATAACCTGTATGACAGATTAGCTGCAAGATACACAAGAGCTCTTGCAAGATCTATGTCAAACACTAAACAAGTCAAAGCTGCATCTGTATTGAACAATGCGCAGAAATCTTCTGGTTACAACGGAGGTGACGGAGTTTCATTAATTAATGCTTCTCACCCACTTGCAACTGGTGGTACTTTCTCAAACGTATTAGCTACAGCTGCTGACTTAAACGAAACATCATTAGAACAATCTTTGATTGACATTGCTAGTTTCGTTGATGAGAGAGGTTTAAAAATTGCTCTTTCTGGTAGAAAAATGATAATTCCAAAAGAATTACAATTTACTGCTGAAAGATTAATGAAGTCTCCTCAAAGAGTTGGTACTGCAGACAATGACATCAACGCAATAGTTAATATGGGAATGATTCCTGAAGGTTACAGAGTTAATAACTTTTTAACTGACACTGATTCATTCTTCATTATGACTGATGCTCCTAACGGTTTTAAACACTTCGTAAGAAGTCCAGTTAAAACTGCGATGGAAGGTGACTTTGATACAGGTAACGTTAGATTCAAAGCTAGAGAAAGATACAGCTTCGGTTGGTCTGATCCTAGATGTGTGTTTGGTAACGGTAATTTACCAACATAATACTAACTACAAGTATTAAAAACTTAAGGGCGGTCTTTATGGCCGCCCTTTTTTTATGTATAATCTAAATACCTAGAAAAACAATTTTGCAGACTGACTAGGCAGACGGTATAGAGACTGCAAGATATAACCGCTATACAGGAGATAAATATGGCAAATACAACTTTTTCAGGACCAGTCCGATCGGAAAATGGTTTTGAATCAATTACAAAAAATAGCACTACAGGTGCTATTACAACAAATGCATCATACGGTAAAACTATTACTGGTGGTGTTGAACAAATATCAGCTGCAGGTGCAGTAGATATCGTAAACCTTGTTTCTGAAGTTACTTCAGGTGCAGGTGCTTTAGCACTTACTTTAGCTGATGGTACAACTGTTGGTCAAATGAAAATCATTACTATGGTTGTTGACGGTGGTGGAACTGCGACTGTTACTCCAGATAATTTTGCTAACGGTACATCTATGGCTTTTGCTGATGTTAATGACACAGTATGTCTAGTTTGGGCTAACACAATTGGTTGGGTTATTGTTTCAAACAGTGGTGTAGTAGTATCATAATAATTAATAGTGGCTCCTTCGGGAGCCACATAAGAGGAGAATAAAATGGGTTATAAAGTTGACATACAAGCAACAAACGTAACTACAGAAACGAAAACTGTTCAATCAGGTAGAACTAGAGTGTACGGTGTACATTATTCTGGACCAAATGTTGCAGGAACTATTACATTAAAAGATGGTGGTTCTGGCGGAACTTCAAAAGTTATTTTGAATAAAGCTGCTGCAGCTGAATCAAGAACAGTTAACTTTCCTGCTCCTATATTGTTTAAGACAGATGTATACTCTGCTTTTACAACTGAGCAAGTTACAGCAATTACAGTATTCCACAGTGGTGGGAATAACACGTAAGGATTAACATCGTGGATATTAAATATTACGAAGATATTTTATCTATGAGTAAAGGTGGTATGCCACCAAGAAATAAAAAAAATTTTCGTTCTACTAAAAGTGGAGCGGGAATGACTCAGGCTGGGGTTAAGGCATACAGAAGAATGAACCCTGGTTCTAAGTTAAGCACTGCTGTTACAGAAAAGAATCCTGGAAAAAAAAGAGCAGCAAGACGTAAATCATTTTGTGCTAGAAGTGCTGGCCAAATGAAAATGTTTCCAAAAGCTGCAAGAGATCCTAATTCTAGACTAAGACAAGCAAGGAGAAGATGGAGATGCAGATAATGGATATTTGTGAATGTGGACATCCGTGCCACTGCAAAGGAAAAGGTCGATACATAAATTCAGCTACTTGTAATGGGTACGGTAGTTGTAAGTGTGTGTCTTGTAAACATCAACCAAACATAGGAGAGGAAATGAATTGGATTAAAAAACAATGGCAGAAGTTTATAGATTGGGTTTTTAAAGGTTTCTATAAATAATGTCCAAGATAACTGAAGACACCTCTGTAAAAACAGACATTAAAACTATTGGTTCACTAATAGCTGCAGCAGGTTTTGCTGTATATATGTATATTGGTTTAACTAATACACTTAATACATTAGAGACAAGACTTCAGTTAATGGAAGCAGATTTATTAAAGAAGGCAGATCAAGTACCTGTTGATAAAGAACAATTTTTTCTTTTAGAAGCTTTGGCAGAAGATACTGAAAAACAACAAAAGATATT